TATGGACTGTAGGTCAGGCCAACACTTGTGCTTATAAGCACAGAACCCACACGACACACCTAGCTTTAAGTTACCTGATGCTTTCTTACGGTATGTCTCAGGGATAGCCTCAAAGCAACGCTCAAAAGGTTTGTCCTCTTTGATGTAAGACACAGTATCTTCGATCTTGTTTAACTCCTGATCGACATCAACAGATGATGCATCTACATACTTGAATTGACCGTTAGCTTTGTTGATTACCCACCAGCCACCGACACCTTTGTTAGCTGCAGTAGCATAGCCTACCAGCTGACTTACATAACCAAAGGCATCACCCTTAGCTAAGGTCTCGAAGTCTGAGAACTTATGCATGTAAGACCAAGGTGAGGCAGACTTAACGTCATCAACCTTATCGTCCAGTATCATGTCGAACTCACCGTTGATCTCTGTGCCATCAGACAGAGTGAGTACAACCTTTTCATTGTCAGTAAATTCTACAGCAGCAGCCCGAAGTAACCCTTTGAATACCGCCTCTACAATGTCTCCTAAGATCATGTTCATTAGGAAGTGTGGAGGGAATGGTATCTTATCTTCTGGGTCATTCTTTTCGTACCAGAGCTGGCACTTAGGACGCCCAAGGTTAGACATCCTAAGTTTAAACTCATCACGAGGGCCGCTGCTGAACTGCTTACGCATAGCATCCGCTACGTCTTCACCTACCTTAGAGATTACAGACTCACCTACTGTAGACTCACCAGCAAGTGCTTTCTGTAGGAATGTATGTAGTGCTAGTTCAGCAACGTGATTCATTAGTCAGCCACCTCTACGTCAATGATGTCGTTGATGATGGACTCTTCATTAGCAGACATACCAGAGCTACCACTCTTCTCATTGTGAGTGTCGTTAATGTAGTTGTTCATGCCGCTAATCCACTCCATAAAGCCATCAAGGATGTCCTTGTCTGCCTCGACTAGCTCTACCTTGTCACCCAATGTGATGTCGAAGGTAGCATACTCACTCCCGTTAGGCATACTGTGCATCTCTGCACCCATGTTGAGGAAGTACTGTAGAGGTAGAGAATTCTTACGATCAATAGACTTCATAATGTCATCTACTGCCGTGATAGAGCCTCGACTCTTTACATCCAACACAAAGGGGATCTCTTGCTCTGTGATAGATGCATCCTCAATAGCATTACCCTGCTCATCAGTAGCGCCCTGCATTACTACAGTACCGAACACAACTTTAGTACGCTTAGTATTGCGCATCAACTCTTGTGTAGCCTTGGGTAAAGACTTAAAGTCTTCAACGTAACCAGATGGACGCCCCGCATTGAAGCCCCCGGTGTTGTCCTTAAGGTCACCCGTCAGGTTGTTAACGAGTACCGTCTTGACCATAGTGTTTTCATCAGAGTCCCAACGTGTCCACTGCATACGCTGTGCGTAGATGCGGATCTTAGGTGAGACTGCATAGGCAACCTTATCGTCTGACTGTAAGAGTTTGTATGCACCAGCTGGTACTACGTCTACTCGTACAGCCTTGCCGTTGATCTCCATGTCACCCTTCAATGGGCTATGGATCTGACTGAACCGTGCAAGCATGGATCGCTTACCACTGGAGTTCTTGGATAGTCCCATCATCTCAGCGATAGAACGTCCGTCAGTTGTTAGTGTTACTTCTGTGCTAGTCATTGTACAAGAACCTTTCTGTGTACGGGTTAAAGAGATTTAGTTATAGCACTATACGTCTACTGTGTCAAGCCAATTCGGCCCGATCTTAGCTTCTAATAGTAGTGGTACATTCATCTCAACATCATAAGCCTCAGCTATAAGTCTAGTAAGATCTTCATTCATTGTGTGTATCATAGCAATCACATATTCTTTCTCCTTAGGGTGGATGTCTATAACGGCAGAGTCATGTACAGTATTGACTAAGCAAGACTGCAGAGGCTTTAGTCTTTCCTCTAACTCCATTAGTACAACGGGAACTACATCACCAGTGGCAAAGCCTTGGACAGGGTAGTTCTTAATGTTAGTCATGTGGCTTACGCTTCCGTTCTCCCTACGATGTACGTCAGGGAAAGCATACTGCCTACCACTCACGTTGGTAATCTTTAGTAGGTTAACTGCCTCCTTGCCTAGCTTCTTGTGCCACTTAGCTACGCCCTTATACTTCTCAGTGAAGTGTTCGTAGTATGCCTTGACAGCCTTACTTCTGCCATAACCTGTAGCGCCGAAGAGGGGAGCGAAGGTGTGTTCCTTTGCTTCCTGTCTGGTAGTAGGCTCACCTGCATCCGTGATAACCTGAGCAGTGTAAGCATGTACGTCTACACCATCGTCAATCTCTTTCATAGCTACCTCATCCTGCGCTAAGTACGCAGCAGTTCTAAACTCAAGCTGGGCAAAGTCTGCCTCCATCACGTAGCCGCCATCCCAACGAGACACAAACACTTTCTTAACGGGGAAGGTGTTACCTCGTGGCATGTTCTGCATGTTAGGGTTACGCCCAGAGAAGCGGCCTGTAGCTGTAGTAGTCTGAGATAGGTCAACGTGAAGTAAACCATCTGGCTTAGTGAACAAGTCAATACCCTCAACGAAGTTAGACAGGTAGCTACCCACAGCATTGTACCTACGGTAATCAGTAAGAAACTCTATTGCATCATACATAGCTTTGTTCTTTGCTGTAGCAATGAGTACTTCTAGGTTACCCTTAGACGTAGAGAACCCATTAGCACTTACCCAATCCTTGTTAGGTGCAGAGAAACTAAGCCCTGCCACTTGGTTCAGTTGCTTTAAGCGATAGCCTCTAGCTTCACAGTCCTTGCACTTGTTAGGTCTTGCATACTTAGTGCCATCCTTCTTGATGCGATACGTCTTACCTGTACCCTCACAAGTCTCACACGTATAGGCTTGTGTCTTGAAGATACGATCAGTGTTAGAAGCTACAGTAGACTTGTACTCATCCTTATCGTTAACGTGATCGAATAGCTCTACCCATTCCTTCTTATCCTTAGGCTTCTTACTGTAGATAACATTAGACATTTGCTCTGGTGAGTTGATGTTGATAGGTGTGTCACCCATAATCTTACGGACGTGCATGTTGAGGCGTGTCTCTAGTGCAACCTTCTCATCCTCAAACTCTTTACGCACCTCATCCAATGCAGTACGATCTACCTTGAAGCCACGCTGGTACATCTTGCACAGGGTAACTGCAACCTTCATGCTTATGTCTCGTACCCTTATCATTGACTCACTCTCAGGCTTAGAGAAGTCATCCTCTTGAGCAAGGAACAACTCACGTGTTACATGTAAGTCACTCTTAAGATATTCTTGTAGCTCAGCGAGAGGTATCTCATCTGTGTTGTATCCTTTCTTGTAGTAATCCTTAAGCACATCAAGCTTACGGGATGGTAGCTCACGCACCTCAGCGCAATACCCTAAGCCTATGCCTCGCTTCATACCACGTAGCAGTAAGTACTCACCTATAAGTGTGTCATATATGTCACCATCATAAGTAAAGCCTGCCTCCCACAACCAAGGTAAGTCGTGCCGTGCATTGTGTACAATCAAAAGAGAAGTCTCATCCAGTACAGCCTGTAGTACAAACGCAGCCCCACCGCCTGTGTCCTTCCTCTCCTTATGATCGAAGGTAAGTATGTGCTCCTCATCAGTCTTGTCTACATTGAGAGTACCCACTTGAACCAAGAAGTTTCCTGGCTCCCAAGGGTCTAGCAAGTTCTTGCCCTCTCGTTTAGTAGTGTTGTTCTCTACGTCTAATACTGTTCTCATCATCTCTCCTAAGCTGTGTACTGTGCTATGTCGCCATCCAGTTCACAAGTAATACGTCCATGCCACCCGCCATCTAGTTTGTTCTTAGCGATAGTTAAGTAGCGTGTCAAGTCCTCTTCTTCATCAACCCCCTCGACTTGGCGGTTCTTAGAGATCAGTACCATCAGGTCTGCCTCTGCTGCCTTGCCTGTCTTACTGCCCTCCATCATAGACATGTTAGGTTGTACTACACCCTCAGCATCCGCACTAAGTTGTGACATCCAGATCACTGCACAGTTGTAGATCTTAGCGATGTTACGTGCATGGATAGCTGCATCCTTTAGGTACACATCAGACTTGTCAGAGGTACGGCTAGCAAACTTGTCACCCATGTCTAGTACTACGATGTCAGGCTTGTAGCTCTTAACTACAGCCTCAACCCAAGCCATGTCCTTACCTGTACTATCCTTTAGTTGGATCTGCTGCTTGACCTTAGTGTAACGAGACAGAGCCAGTGCTTTGTTCTCAGTGATCTGCTTGAGGTTCATACCAGAGGAAGCTTGAACGTAACGTGCAGCTACACGCACCGCCTTCTCCTCGTTAGTGAGTATCAAACACTTAGCACCCTGATGAGCGAACCCATTAGGTGAAGCAATGAGTGACGCATGGAAGGTAGTCTTACCTGTGTTAGGCCGTGCGCCTACCATAACTAAGTGACCACCACTGATACCTTCGACACGTTCACGTAGGCTAGGGATGTTCATCTTCCACTGTGTCTCAACTTGAATGCCCTCAAGGATAGTGTCTAACTCAATGTCCTCGAACTGGATGTTGAGGTTAGGGGTGAAGTCATCCTTGTAGTCTTCGACTAACTTGCGTAACTTCTCTAGGTTGTTCTCCTCTCCATTAACATAGTTGAACCCTAAGTTAGTAACCAACTCACCAACGTGCTGCTGAAACAGGCGTGACAGTACCTCAGTAGCAATCTCCTCATGCATAGGAGACTCACCCTGAATGCGCTTGAACAGGTGAGAGTATGCTTCCTTGTTAGCTGTAGTCATAGTGCGGTTAGCTGTAAAGAACAGCGCCTCTAGTTCAGAGGGCGTGATGCTCTTATCGTATAGCACCATAGCCTGATCCAGAGCCTGCTTAATCTTACGCATGTCCTTGGTGAACAACGCATCAGGGCAACGCATACCCTTGTGATTATCGTAGAACTCTTTGTCCATTAGGTTACGTAGTAATGCTGTCTCTGTCATAGTATTAGTCCTCTCTTGGTCCATAACGAAGCAACTCGTATATAGATATGATTGCTATCACAGGCCACCCTAGTGAGAACCATACGTGTGCATTAGGTTTGTCGGGGTCTACTGGGTCTGTTACGTTAAGCATAAGTATAGCACCCAATGCATACATAGTAGCTACCCCATATAAATACTCTGTCATCGTTTACCCTTTATAGGTTCTAGTCTCCACATACCTTCTGTCTGATTTAGTGAGGTAATTAAGTCTAGTAATTGTTGATACGATATTACGATAAGCTGATAGCTCTTGTATGATTCGTCATACTGCCTGAGATATACCGTACCCTCATCAGCAAGTACAACTTCCAGATCCTCATACTCATCATGCTCATC